AATTTAGCGTCTACGTCCATCAGCTTTGCCGTCCGGTGCGCGCCGCGTGGATGGACATGGCCATGCTCTCTGGGGCGCTGTTCTTGCCCGACTATGCTAAGCGTCGCCGTGAATATCAGCGCACGCGTTGGGTGCCGCAGGGTTGGGCTTACATTCAACCGGTGCAGGACGTGCAGGCCAAGATCCTTGAGGTCAACGCCGGGTTCGGTTCGCGCAGTGAAATGGTTCTGCGCACCGGCTATGACGCCGAGACGGTCGATCTGGAAAACGCCGCTGATGCCGCCCGTGCCCGTCTCTTGGGTCTCCACTACAAGACGCTCGAAGATGTCGTCGAGCCTGAAGAAAAGGAACAACCATGAGTCAGAAAGTAAAGCCGCGTGTCTATGACAAGGCGGGCAAAGCAGTGCCAGTGCAGGACAAAAGCTGGTACACCGTTCAGGCCAGCGGCGAAGCCACCCAGCGCACCATTGAGGTGTTCGTTTATGGCGAGATCGGCGCGTGGGGCGTCACGGCGAACCAGTTCGTTCAGGATCTGCGGGCCATGGATGACGGTGTGTCGCCGGTCATTGCAGCCTTCAACAGCATCGGCGGTGATCTGTTTGACGGTTTGGCGATCCACAACGCTTTGTCTCGCTTGGGAGATCGTTGCACCGGCCGCATTGATGCGTTGGCCGCCAGTGCTGCCAGCGTTGCAGTCTGCGGAGCCCACCGGGTGGTCATTGCCGCGAACGCCATGCTGATGATTCATAACCCGTCGACGTACACCGGCGGTGACGCCGAAGACTTCCGCCGTGTTGCCGATGTGTTGGACCAGACGCTCGAAGCGATCATCGCGGCCTATAAGTCCAAGGCGCCCGATATTGACGAAGTGGAACTGCGGCGCCTGGTCGCTGCAGAGACTTGGCTGACCGCCAGTGAAGCGGTGGCGCTGGGCCTAGCCGACGAAGTCGGTGATGGGCTCACGGTTAAAGCTTGTCTGGGTCAGGGCTGGGTGATGCAGCGCTTTCAAAACGCGCCGGCAGCACTAGTGGCCCAGCTCGAAGAACCTGCCGAGCTTGAACCGGAGGATCCGCCACTGATGGCGCCGGCGCTGGTAGTTGATTCAACCAAACTGGCCTTGATGATTACCCAAGCCTGCACCCAAGCGGGCATTAGCAACCTGATCGCACCACTGATCACATCGACCAAGCTGATCGACGAAGCGACAGTGCAGTTGGCGCTGACCCAGGCCAAGGTCATCAACGATCTGTGCGTGGCTGCGCGTTTCCCTGAATACACCCTGGAAGCTGTATCGGCAGGTTTGGACACCGAGGCCGTGCGCGGTCGGTTGTTCGACAAGCTGGTGGGCAGCGGCAAGGGGTTCGAGATCGACAACAGCTTGCCGCTGCAGGATGACATCCCGCTGAAAGTGCAGGCCAAACAACCTGATCCCACCTCGATCTGGGCGGCCCGCAAAGGCGCGCAGCAAACACCATCACTGAAAGGAGCTTAAGCATGACCATTAAACAAGAGCCGATCCACGCTGGCGAATTCCTCCTTTCGGAGGGCGCCGGGAAAATCTCCCGTGAAGCAATCGATGTAGCCGCTGGCCCTGCGTTGAACGCGGGCCAGATCCTCGGCCTTATGACTGCCTCCGGTCACTTCGCGGCCTATGACCCCATCGCCGAGGACGGCAGCGAAAACGCCGTAGCGGTGCTTTACGGCCCGTTGAGCGAGTCGGACATTGTTCGCCGTGGTCGCGCGGTAGTACGTCTGGCGGAAATCAGCGAAGCGCACCTGACGGGCTTGGACCTTGCGGCTGAAAAAGACCTGGCTACCCGCTTTGTGATCATCCGCTAAGACACTCAACCCAACTTCACCACACCCGCCTTTGCGGGTTTTTTCATTTCTGGAGTGTACCCATGGCCGATATCGCCATTTTTGATGATGAGGCGTTTACCGTCACTGCATTGACCGCTGCCATCAACGATCAACCCTACCTGCCGGGCCGCATCAGCAGCCTCGGCCTGTTTCAGGAAGAGGGTATTGATACCCTGACCGTTCAGATCGAAAAGGACGGTGACACGCTGGCACTGGTGCCGGCCGGTGAACGTGGTTCCTCCGGTCTGGTCGTTGGCGCGAGCAAACGCAAACTGATTCCGTTCAACACGGTGCACCTGCCGGAGCGCTTCACCATCAAGGCCGACACCATCCAAGGCATCCGTGCGTTCGGTACCCGTACTGAGTTGCAAGCCGTCCAAGACGTGGTCAACGCTCGCTTGGCTAAAGCCCGTCGTCAGTTGGATGCTACCCATGAATTCCAGCGTATGGGCGCGCTGAACGGCCTGATTCTGGATGCTGACGGCACGACCCCGTTGCTGGATATCTATGCAACCTTTGGTGTACAGCGCCAAAAGCTGTCCATGGGCCTGAATGATCCAACCACTGAACTTCGGGTCAAAAGCGGCGAAGCTCTGGACATGCAGGAGGATGCGCTGGGTAGTGTCACCAGTACCGGCTCTCGGGCGTTTTGTGGGAAAAACTTCTGGAACAAGTTGATCGTCCACAAGTCGGTAAAGGAAACTTACCTCAACACCCTGCAGGCAGCCGCCTTGCGAGGCGATGCACGGGAAAGCTTTGAATTCGGCGGCATTGTTTGGGAGCGCTATCGCGGCAAGGTCGCGGGCGTCTCGTTCGTGAACGACGACAAGGCGCTGCTAGTGCCGGAAGGCGTACCGGACTTGTACGTCTCGGTGTTCGCGCCGGCGGATTACATGGAAACGGTCAACACCCAGGGCATTCCGTACTACAGCAAAATCGAGCCTCTGCCGTTCGGCAAGGGTATTGCCGGCGAAGCCCAGTCCAACCCGCTGCACTTGTGCACGCGGCCACTGGCGCAAATCCTGCTCGAACTCTGATCATGGGCTTCCGTGATCTGGTCGCTCGCGTAGACGCCACCGTCTTCGATGTTCTGGCCGACGTGGGTTATGTCGAAGGTCGCCGGGTGCTGGGTATGTTCGCGGCCCCTTGGCTGCAGCCCAATATCGGACGGCTGAATACCGGTCTGCGTGAGCCGACTTTCGTCATTCGTGTCAGCGATGCTGACGGGGTCGAGAAGGGGCAGACCGTCAGTATCGAACTGCAGCCGATGGATGGCGGCGGTACTTACACCCTTGTCAGACCGGAGCCGGATGGCGCCGGACTGGTCGCCCTGGTGTTGAGGTTAAATCCATGAGCGTCGGGTCATTTACGAAAACATCGTCCAACAGTGGCCTGATCACCCTTCAGCCTTCAGATGTGGACCTTAAAGCATTTACTGATTTTGCCAAGCTGGTCCCCAAGGCTGCTGCCAACGCCCAGCGTCGAGCCATCAACAAGACATTGGGTTGGCTGCGTACTCACATCGCGCGTGCGGTTGGCCGCCAAGAGGGGATTGCCATGCGTGCTGTTCGTCAGCGTCTGCGCGCCTATCCGGTCAAAGCGGGTACGCAGCAAGGCAAGCTCTGGTTCGGTATCAACCCACTGGAGGCTAGCCGAACCGGTCGGGCACGGCAGACGGAATCGGGCGTCTCGGTGGGCCGCCGTCGTTATGCCGGTGCTTTCTACAAGAAGGTTTATGGCGGCAAGGCAGACATCTGGATCCGTACGGCCAGCAAGAACTTCAACGCCAGTGATTACCCTGGCAGCGATGTGTCCGGAGCCGGTGGCCCCAGTTCTGGATGGATTGCCGAGAACGGCAGCCGTTTCCCATTGGCGAAAGCAAAGGTATCACTGGAGGACGTCAGGCCGCTGTTCGAAAACTGGACGCGCCAAGCTGATGCCAGGCTCATGGAGATCCTCAAACAGGAACTGAACTACGAACTGCAGAAGTACCTGCGAGGAAGCCTACATGGATGATCAGCCGCTCACGCTCGATCTATTTTTTTCAACCGTCGAGCGTCAACTCGGTGAGCAGTTATCAGGATTGCAAACGGTCGCCACCTGGCCGGACATTCGTGATCGCGTCCATTTGCCTGCGCTGTTTCTGGAATTGGGCGAGCTGGAGCCGGGCACTGACCCCGGCAACGGTCGTGTCGGGTTGCTGTGCCGTTTCGATGCCTACCTGATCGTGGCCGCTGAACTGCCTCGACATCATCATCAGGCGGCCCAGTTGGCCACTCAGCTTGCCGTGTTGCTGCGTGCTCAATATTGGGGGCTGGATAATGTAGACACTGCAGAGTTCGTTCAGGCCGGCGCGGACTGGACCAAGCCGGAGTTGGATGGGTACACCGTCTGGAAAGTGGAATGGACCCAGCAGATCTACCTCGGTGAAGAACAATGGCCTTGGCCTGATGTTGGGCCGACGTTTCTGGAGCCTGAGCTTGACCCTGAGCAATTAAGCATCGATCCGGTGTTGCCGTGAGCGCTGTAGCGCTGGGCGAACATGACCGCATGATTGGCGCCATGATCATGCCGGGGCATGTGGTCGCGGTCGATACCATCGCAGGCATGGTGCGTATTCAGTCGCGTGAATGGGTCAGTCCTTGGGTTCGCTGGCACAGCATCGCGGCCGGCAAGGCGCGCCACTGGCGAGCGCCCAGCATGGGCGAACAGGGGACGTTGTTGAGTCCGAGCGGCGTCCCTTCGCTGGGGCGTTTCATTCCCGGGCTATACAGCGACTCAGGGCCGCAACCGGATAACCGCGATCATGTCGAAGTCTGGCGTTTCGATGATGGGGGCTCGCTGGTCTATGACTGGGAGGCCAACACCTACGACATTACGCTGCCTACGGGCACCGCCACCATCAAGGTTGGAGGTTCGACATTTGTGGTCACGGATGACGCAGTGACCCTGACCGTGTCGTCAATCAAGTTGGTGGGTGATACGGAAATCGAAGGTTCGTTGCGCGTAACGGGTGACATCAACGGGCTCGGAAAGATCATTGACGCCGGCGGCAATACACCCAATCACAAACACTAATTTCACTGTCATCACGGCCCGCCAAGTGCGGGTTTTTTGCATCTGGAGGATGCCGTCATGAGTAAACAGAACGCCGAAGCGAGCGTTACCGCCGCTAAGTCCCAGCCGGTAACTTCGCTCTCTGACTCCAAGCCAGGCGTATCCATGGGTGTTGCATCCGAGCCCACCGTAATCGGTGGCGCTCGGGTGTTTCGCGACAATGTGTTCACCTCTCGAACCTTGGTTATGCCGGACGGCAGAACGATTTCCGTCACCAAAGGCCAGGTAACGGCATCCGATGATGACCTGTTCGAGTTTCTGAGCGCGCATCCGGATCTGGCAACGCTGCAGGAGTAGCGACAATGATCGGAATGGATCGCCTCACTGGCCTGCCGCTGACGGGACTCGATCATTTGTGGCAGTCCATCGCTGACATCTTATCGACCCCACTGGGCAGTCGCCGGATGCGTCCTGAGTACGGCAGCAGCCTGCGCCGTTATGTCGACTTGCCGGTCAATGAAGGCTGGAAAGGGGCCGTGCAGGCGGAAGCCGCCCGGGCGCTGGGGCGGTGGGAGCCGCGCGTGGATATCTCCAGCGTCAGGGCAATCTCGGTGCTTGACGGAAAAATCACCTTTCAGATTGCCGTGGATTATTTGGGTGATCGCAAAATTTTGGAGGTGTCTGCATGAATGCCGTGGACCTTTCCGCTCTTTCAGTGCCGGACGTGC